GGTACGGGTAAAACTATGTTGGGTGTACAAATGGCCATTAAACTATACAAAGAGGGGGTGATTAGTAAAATTATTATCACAAGGCCGGCTGTAAGTGTAGATGAGGATCACGGTTTCTTACCAGGAACCTTAAATCAAAAGATGGAGCCTTGGACTCGTCCTATCATGGATGTGTTCGAAGACTACTATCATCCAAAAGAAATTGCAGAGATGTTAGAAGACGGTGTTATTGAAATTGCACCCTTAGCGATGATGCGTGGACGCACATTTAAGAACGCTTTCATTATTGCAGATGAGTGTCAGAACACTACCGCTAGTCAAATGAAAATGTTACTTACTCGCATAGGAGAAGGCAGTCGCATGGTAGTAACTGGAGACTTAAATCAAGCAGATAGACCACATGAGAATGGCTTGCTAGAATTTTGTAATCTATACGGACAAGGAGGTGATTCGCGTATGATTGCTATGGCTAAGTTCGGGACTCGAGACGTGGAAAGACATCCAGTTGTTAAAGAAGTATTATCAATCTATAAGGAAGATATTAGTGATTAAAATATAAAACAACATTGACTTAACAAGAGCCAACCGCGTAGTACCGACCTGCATCGACTACGCGGTTATTTTTTTTATTGTAGTCTGGCCAATTTTGCCATGGTAGCACTAAGGTTTATCTCTGCGTCAGCTATCAATGTATGATCTACAAGACCTTGTTTGATAATGATAATAGCAGAGTCTTTCTTTTCTTCAGTATCACCAAACAATTCAATATTGTCATAACACCATCTAAAGATTTCTTCAACCTCTTCTGGTCGTGCACGACTACACAACAGTTTTCTCGCACCTTGAATGTTGCCTGCTTTGAACAATTCAACCATTTCTAGTCTATAGTCTGTAGAGTCAGCATCACCTGCACTTGGAGATACTAGTTTACCTTCTACAACATTTTGTTGCAATAAGTTGATGCATTTGCGTAGATCTGGATAGCTAAGTTTAACAAATGTGTCTAGGGTGTCAATGTCAAAGTCTACATTTTCTGTGACCAGGATAGTAGCCGCCCGAGCTGTAAACTCTGTTTGATCAGTTTTTAGTACATGAAAACCTTGACAACGACTATGTATTGCTGGAATAATACGATTAGGATAGTTACAGGTTAGAATAAATCTACTGGTACTGGAATATGTTTCCATAACACCGCGAAGTATAGCCTGTGCGTTAGGGGTTAGATAATCAGCCTCATCTAACAGCACACACTTGAATGGACCAAATGGCATCATTTGTACAAAGTTAATGATCTTATCTCTCACAGTTTCTACATTGTTTTCTCGTGATGCATTGATTTCTAAGATATCATAACTTTCAATGCCTAGTTCATTGAGTAGGACTTTAGCCAAAGTTGTTTTACCAATACCTGCGGCACCGCTGAATAACAAGTGTGGAATACTGCCTTCTTTGATCCAGCTCTGTACTTGCCGCTTCTGTGAGTCATCTACAAACACATATTCGCTAACTGTTTTTGGTCTAAATTTTTCTACCCATAGTTCTTTCATTTATTTCTGCTCCTAAAGAATTTAATTATCTGTTCTAATAAACTGGGATGATGTGGACATCGTCCTTGCCGGTAGTCACACTCTGGCGTATATTCTCGGCGACATATTTCGCAACGATTAGGCACGAAGAGCCTCCATGGTCAATATCTTATCAATTTCTTCACCAAAGTTTTTATCTGATGTGATAATATACAGACTTTCAAAATGTCTATCTTTACGCTCATCATATCTGCGAGTCTGGACTATACGACCTCCTGATGCATTGTGCACCTCAAAACGAATTGAACTATCTTGTCTGATATCAAGTCTATCGTCATCAATGCTGATTATTTTGTTTTGATTACTGTCATCGGACATTAGCCATCGTGCCAGTCTTTGTTTTAATGTTAATGTTTGTGTCATAGGTATTGCTCTTCCTGCTTGCATTTCTGATACTTTTCCCCATCTACTCATATCTTACCTTTCTCGGCTTCTGCCACTCGCTTACGCAAACTACTACTTGAGAAACTATGGTCTCTACTGTTGTAAATAATTCCAATTCCTCGTTGATTACAGATATCTTTACCAGTAAATTCTACACCTTTGTACTCTACACCTAATATTCTAACATCAATAGGTAGTGTTAGCAAGATGTCACATAGATCTGCTTCAGTTTGATACACAACTATTTCATCCACATAACGAGTGGCACTGACAGTAATCTGGCGTTCTACAATACTTTGAATAGGTTTATTTTTAGTATCTGGGCGATCGATAGTAGGATCAGTTTGTAATCCTGCAATCAAATAATCACAGTGATTTTTAGCTTCTGACAGCATAGCAACCTGACCTGCATGAAGCAAATCAAATGTTGAAAATACTATTCCTATCTTTTTTCCATCAGCCTTTAATTGTTTTATTTTATTAAATATCATCGCTCAATATCCTAATGATCTTTTTTTGCTCTTGTTCTTTGAGCCATTCTTCTTCGCCAACATAAGTGCCACATCTTTTAAGTGCATCTTCTACTAGCCATTTTATTCTATAGAGATCTTGTTTGCATCCCCATGATAGAAATCCATCATTGCGAGGTGAGTTAATCTCGTAAGTAAGTGTATTGATTTGTCGTGCTATATCGGGCACGTCCCAGCTTTTTTGAAATCCCATGATATTAATATAACATGGGATATTTTGTTTGTCAACAGTATTTGAAAGAATTATTGTCCACGATAAGCACCAGCTGGCTTCTCATCTGCTGTGGCTAACATTGCCTTGACATCGGCTTTTTGAATTTTAGTAATAGTACCATCTTCATTTTCGTACTCTGCGGCACGACTCCAACGACCATGTTCCATAAGAACCCACTCGCCAACTTTAACATCAGTTTGCTCTGGACCAATTGCCCACACACGGCCCCAGCGTGGTTTGATGCCTTCAACGCGACCATCATCGCTTTTTAGGATAATTCCGCTAGTGGTCTTTTCTTCGCCAAACTCCATATCGCATAACAACACGCTATCACGCAATAATTTTAATTTGCCTTGTACTTTCATTTATTCACCTGTAGTAGTTTTTTTTGTTACAACAACTTCAGCAGGTGCCGAACTAGCAGGTTTCTGTACAACCGGCGGAGTTGAAGTTTCTGGCATAGGTTCTGCTACCGTATTAGATTTAACTTGACGACTTGTAGATTTTATTTGTGCCTTGGGATTTTTATCGTAATATTCAGCTACAACATCTTCACGTTTTTTAATTATTTTACCTCCAGGACCTAATTTATCTCCTCGAGCATTTACTCCTGCATTGCCTACTGCTGGTACTAATTCGTTTTGACGCATTAGTTTATCCATGTCAATTGTTTTACCTTGTGCTGTTTTGTACATTTTATTCTCCTTGTGTTCTTAAAAATTCATTTATATCTAAATTGAATTTTATACTATCAATTTTATGTATACCTATGAGATACAGAGCATAACTGGCTACACTACTACCTCGACCCACTCCCCATACAATATTATGTTTTCGCATGGTATCTACTAAGTATTTAAGATATCTTAGTAGGTCGATCATATTAAGTTGGCGAAAAAGTACTAGTTCATTCTGCAATCTAATCATTTTTGTGTCAGTATTGCATTGTTCAGTTAACCAAGATTCTATGTCAAAATTTAAATATTCTTGCGGCATATACCATTGACTTTGATTTTTACGATCAAATTCTTCAATACTTAAACCTTTATCTAGCAATTTTTGTAATCTAGGAATTTTATCAGCGTTGATATCACAGGCTGTATTATAATGGTCAATGGTTTTATCATCGTCAACATACACATCTTTAAGCGAAGATAACTTGTTGTTATACAATGCTTGAAATGCTTCTTCGGTTGATATTAATGCTTGTCCGTATTTGTCAATCTTCACTGCGTCCGCCCTTAACAATTCGTGGTTCGAATCTAGGGCTATCTGTAATATTAAGTTCTTCCCAAGAATTCTCATCTTGAGAGCCTGTACCTGTTGAATCTATATTCCACCAGTGATCGCCTTTGAGTTCTAAACCACAGTCTTCTGGTTCTTCTATACAGTATTGTATATGATCTCCTACCGCACTGTCAATGGTTATAGCACTGATATTAAAATATTTTTGGGTAATAGCAATAAACTTACTGTTAAGTACCCCACCTACAAAATAATCATAGGGATCTGTTGGAAATAATACTAAATTGGTTTCTAATTCTAATAATATAGGAACCATTGGATGTTCCCTGTGAACAAAAATACTGTTTTGAAGATAGTGTTCAATAAAGTATCTAAGTTTTCTAAAACCTAAAGCAATGTTCATTTGGGCACTGGGTTCAATATGAACGCCGATAGAATAAGAATTTGGAACTATAATTTTTTCTGTAATTAATGTACAAGCAAATCCTGTAGGCCAAATAAATTGATGTACTGAATCATTCAACATTGATTAAATCGTCCAGGCCTTGTTTCTTTTGTTTTTCTTGTATTGTCTTCATTGCTTCAATTTGACGAGCCTGCTGTTCCATTCTATAAGCATCTAAGGTTATAACAATTTGTTGTGCTATACCGCCTTGTCCTAGACGCATAGCAATGCCGTACTTGCGACTTAGATCAAGAATCTTATTTTCAAGATCTTGATCTTTGAGTTTACTTGGATTTTCTATTAGTGGATTAAACATCAGTATCCTAGTGCAATGTAGCTGAATGCGGCACTACCTGATCCAATAGCCATAAATGTTGCACCAGTTAATGATGATGAAACAGCTTGTGATGTAATAGTGGTAGTTGTACTGTATGTTGCATTAATAGGAGTTGCAGTAACACTTAAAACAGCAGTAGAGAATGGAGTAGCAAATGTCACGGTTCCTGTTGTTTGGCCTGTAATTGGAGCACTTTGACCCCATTGCATAATAAGCCCGCCTGGCAATTGTTGATAACCGGGTGTTGTTAATGAACTATTATATACATCTCCTTTAGTTCCTAGTAGAGACTGTAGACTTTCAATTTCAGCTTCGGTATTCAGTAATGCTGATTGTATGATGCTAAAGTTCGAACGGAATCCTTGACTATCGTTGTTTTGTCCTGCTACAGGAAATCCTGTATCAATTGTATTAATTAAATTAGTTACTGTGCTGGCCATGTGTATTGGACTCCAAAATATGTATTTCGTTTGTATTTATTTGATCAATCAAAGAAGAACATTTGCCACAATCTGCTATTTTCTTTGGTATAACCAAAATATCCCAAAGCAGAATGTAAGTATCCAGCATTGAATATGACTAACCTGTTATAGACATTACCAATACTATCAACAGGTTCAAATATAGTACCATCTAAATTTTGTGACCCTGGCCTAAAACAATTTAAAATATTAGGATGCTCTTTATGCCTAATATCACTATTTTTACCTGCAAACGTACCTGTACCTGTAGAATATGGTGCATTCGGAGTAAGATACAGCATACCTGCCCAAGTTTGGTCATCACAATGGTACACATTCGGATCACCTTCCATACCGTATTGGAAACGTCCGTTCATACTGTGATCTTCCCATCGAACAATTTTATGCCCCATCACACGTTCAAATTCTTCTTTAAGTCCAGGAAATAAGAACTGTTGTGCAGTACGTGATCCTATAAATCCACGTCCTAATCCGCCTTGGATATATTCTTGCTGAAGTGCAAATTCACGAACCGCGTCGGGGTCTTTGTAAAAATTATCTATAACCCAAATGCCCTTTTTATAATCAGTATTAATAGTAAAAAAATTAGATTGAACTTTGGGTTTATTTTTAAGTTTATCTAGTATTGCTTTTTTTTTTGAATTCTTGGTAATATAAAATTTATCAATAGACTCTAGATCTGATTTTAAATTTTTAATTTGATCTATCTTTTCTCTTGATATTAGGTCCGGATGAACCCACCAATCTTCAAAAGGACAATTATCTCTGGGACATACATCTGATACAACTAATTCGTAACCTAATGCTTTAAAATATTTTCTAGACTTATCTTTAAAACTACGTGTTACATCGCCATAATAATCGTGTGCATAGGTTATTACACTAAATTTGTGTTGGTTAAAAGGAATCTTTAACAACGCTTCAAATGTTTTACGAGCTGGTTTGAGATTAATTTGTAGGTAATCAATTAAATTATCCGGAAACTTACTACATATATCGACATAGTCAAGTTGTAGTGCATCGGCACAAATCATATTAATGTTAGGTCTTTGTTTTTTATATTCGTCAGCCTTTTCTTGTTTAATTTCGACACTAACGCCCCGCCAATCGAAATCTCTTTCTAACAGCGCTGTATTATTTTTATGCCATGCTGATGATCCACCTATTTCAAGGAATGTTCCATTGCGTTTACCATTGGTCATAAACAATACAAAAAGATCTTGATAAACTTGTGCAAAGTTATCATTTATATTTTCACTACCGGGAAATTTAAAATTAAGTTCCGAATGCATTTCTTTAAGGTACTTGTGATTAAATCCATAACCACATCCTAGCGAAATGATACGTGTTTCTACAAGATCTTTTTGTTCTTGGGTCAATTTATCCCAATGATTATCTACAAGCTCTTGACAAATGTTTCTAGTCTGATCTTCCTTGCCCATGTGCCAACCGCTGAGTAATTTTTGTATCATCAGGCCTTCTAGATCAATTTTTCCAAAATCAACAGACAATGGTGGCAGATTAAAATCGCAGACTTCTATTGCCGTGGTAGCAAGTTGGTATGCTTCGAGATGCTTTTGATTCTTTTCCCAATGTGTGGCTAATATTTGATAAGCTTCGGGACGTTTTGGCATCCATGCTACTGCTTGCTGAAGTGTAGTTTCTGCAGAAAAGTTCCTACATTCATGTTTGATAAACCAAGTTCCCATCTTTAACAAACAAGTATAGGCAAGTTCTTTATCATCTGTAAAATTGGCAGCTCTGAGATAATAAGAAATAGCAGTATAGCTTTGACCTAATGCATCGTATTCTAATGCAAGATCAAAATTTGCTTGCGGGTCTTCTATATTGTAGGCGTAGTTTTTTAAAGTATTAAGCATATAAGAAATCATGAACAAAAGTTTTGGGAACTCTAAGGATATAAGCGGCATTGTCTTGGAAACCAAATGTTATTAACAAATCATTACCGTACTCAGCCATTCCACAACTGAATTCAATTTTAGCACCTAGGAATGTAAATGTCTCAGAACGATGGCGCATGTTAAAATCTTTGTCCCAAAAGATAAATCTGTGTCTATAAGTTCCATTTTTAAGACCACGTTCGGAATTGTACAAATCAGTTTCGTGTGTCAAAGTTAAGTATCCGCCGTCAAAAGGAATAACCTGTGAGCCACCTCTTTGATCTTTCTTAAAACTCCAATCCCAATCACCTAATTTGGTAGTGCTGGTAATTTTTGTTTCCGGATTAAAATTTACAACTTCAGTGGGATTGGTCCATTTTACCCAAGTATAAGGTTGGTCTATTACAGGCATCCAATTTTTTTCACAGTAGCTGTTGTCTGGGGCAGGTGCAGGCATACGAGTCCTAGCAATCTCTGTAGCTGATGTATCTGTGAGTTCAATTTCAGATAGTTCCATTCGACCTACACCATTGGTAGTTGTATCACGTCGAACTCCGCATAGGAATAATTTTCCATTCCAATCAGCTAGACGACAATCTTCTAAACCAATAAATTCCCAGAGTGGTTTTACATCAAGTTTAGTGGTGTCTACTTTAAGGTATTGTTTTATTGTAAGATCTGGATTAAGTCTACAAATATAATTTGTGGTACGTAGTACAACATCATTTTCTGGATTAAGGTATGTTAATGGGCCCCAGACATGTTCGTGACGACCTTTTTCTGCATGATACAGAACGTAATTTAAATTTCTAATATTAATTAGAATTTCACTGTTGCGTACTAGTATTGTAGGGTTAGCAAGGGCAGTTCCTCGAGTTTCTTCTGCTGGAATTATTAGAGGTTGCAGGTCCCCACCACTGTCCAAAACCATTTGAACAAAAATTAATTCATCACTAGTGTCAAGCATTAATCACCTATATATAATATTATATAGGTATTTAATGTGTTGTAGTTTGTTAGAGAATTTTCTTGAGTTAATTACTGTGGTGGATTAGGCCAATTTATTGTATTTGGGAATCCTGTCTGTGTAGGTAAATCACGAAGTGCCTGCCTATAAGTTGCCCACGATGAAATCCAATTTGTATCATTACTATGTGCTAGTTGTACACTAGGAAGTTCAGTCCAATCACTGTTGACTAATAAAGTATTTCGTTGTGCTCTAACATTTTTAGATAAATCTAAATTTATCTGTTCAGTATTAGGCATGACTAGAACAGGTCTTCCTGTATCGTCTGGAACAATTGACCCTCCCTGACCTTGCATTTTAAGCAATTCGTCTCTATATGTACTTTCTATCTCTATACCGTCGGAGGGTATACTTACAGTAGTTATAGTTGAATCAAAAAAACCTCGTAATGATGGTGAATAATATATTGTCATAATTTTTTTATTTAATAACCTATCAAAATCCAACACCACTCATTTGTGTTGCCGTTAGTAGAAGGAGTTATTGTAGTATAGGGTGGTCCACCTGTTAGTTTGGCTGATATTTCACCGATACTATATGTGTCTCCTGCATTATGAGTTAAATTATAATAACTTACTGCGAGTGATAGTGGAGTATTAATTGCTTGAGCTAAAGTTGAGCCACCCCATGTAGCACTAAATCCCCATTGTATAACTAATCCATTGCCGAATATTGCATATCCTGCTGATCCTGGGCCACCGACTGAAAATGATGTAATTCCACCACTACCTGGACCTCCTTGATATCCCTGATTACCTTGATATCCCTGATTACCCGAACCTTGATTACCTTGATTACCTTGGTTACCTTGATATCCCTGAAAACCTTGATTACCTTGGTTACCTTGATATCCCTGATTACCCAAACCTTGATATCCCTGATTACCTTGATATCCCTGATTACCTTGATATCCCTGATTACCTTGATATCCCTGAAAACCTGCTCCTTGAAATCCCTGAAAACCTTGATATCCCTGATTACCTTGGAATCCCTGATTACCTTGGAATCCCTGGTTACCTTGGAATCCCTGGTTACCTTGGAATCCCTGGTTACCTTGGAATCCCTGGTTACCTTGGAATCCCTGGTTACCTTGATTACCTAACCGGCCTTGAACCCCTTGAACCCCTTGAACATCACCAGCAGTACCTTGAATGGCTACACCTTGAACTCCTTGAACTCCTTGAACTCCTTGAACTCCTTGAGTATTTCCAGCAGTACCTTGAATGGCTACACCTTGAACTCCTTGAACTCCTTGAACTCCTTGAACTCCTTGAGTATTTCCAGCGGCACCTTGAATAGCCATACCTTGTGCACCCTGAGTACCTATACCTTGTGTTCCTTGAACTCCTTGAACTCCTTGAGTATTTCCAGCGGCACCTTGAATAGCCATACCTTGTGCACCTTGGGCACCTATACCCTGTGTCCCCTGTGTCCCCTGAACTCCTTGAACATTTCCAGCGGCACCTTGAATAGCCATACCTTGGGCACCTTGAGAACCTAGTCCTTGTGTTCCCTGAACTCCCTGAACTCCTTGAGTATTTCCGGCAGTACCTTGAATAGCCATACCTTGTGCACCTTGAGAACCTAGTCCTTGTGTTCCCTGCACGCCCTGTGTTCCTTGAATACTGCCGGCTTGTCCCTGTACACCTTGAATAGCAATACCTTGGACTCCCTGCAGACCTTGCGTTCCTTGAAGCCCTTGTTCACCTTGAAGCCCTTGTACTCCTTGAATACCCTGTGTCCCCTGCACACCCTGCGGACCTTGAGTACCACTTACAAATAATTGTCCATGTTGATATAAATCTCCATCAAAATAAATGTTACCGCCAATACCGATACCCCCGGCAACTGTTAACGCACCTGTAGTAGTTGATACAGAATCAGTAGTAGTTGTTATTGCGATTGACGGTACTGTTAGTACTCCAGTACTACCAACATAACTTAATTTAGCGCTGGCATAATCGTTAACATATGACCCTACTCCGGGCACCATTACTGGATAATAAGTTGTAGAGTCTGTGTTGGTTAATGTGTTGACATAAATTTTGTTTGCTTGTCCAGGAGAAGTTACAATACTACTTGTACTTACCCATGTAGCAGTTGTACCGTTTGATTGTAATAGATATCCATTTGGACCAATTGGTACAAAACTAGTTACATTTGCTGACGATTGTATAAGTAGACTACCGGTACTTCCACCGGTAACTGCATTAGTTACATTAGATGGGGGGCCTTGGACCCCTTGATTGCCTTGGACTCCTTGATTGCCTTGGACTCCTTGATTGCCTTGGACTCCTTGAAGTCCTTGAATACCGCGCTGTCCTTGTATTCCTTGTACTCCTTGCAATCCCTGAACACCCTGCAGTCCTTGAAGTCCTTGAACTCCTTGTGGACCCCAATGTCCCTGTAAACCTTGCAAACCCTGAACACCCTGTAATCCCTGAGGACCTTGTAATCCCTGAGGACCTTGTACACCTTGAAAGCCCAATGGACCGCTAGGACCGCTAGGACCGCCTGATAATAATTCTCTAGCCTGTGGTATAGTGATATATTGATTTACAGCTGAATCTTGAACAATTACCAATGTTTCGCCCGCTGTAGGGTTAGTTAAATGGGGTAGTGCTGTAAGATTTGGTCTTGTGGTCATTATATCGATTACCTGTAATAAGTGTATTTATATGAAATTGATTTAGTACTTGAAAGTATTTCTAGGGTATAACTGACCTTTGGCAGGTCTAGCAGAAGTTAAATTTGGAAAATGTTGATTGGTTTTAGCAAAAGGATGTGCATTAACGTGCCCACTAACATCTACATTAACTAATGTAAACACTTCGAGGCCTAACAATACTTCATAAGGAAATACCAGTCTAAGTGGTGTTTGCTGTATTCCAAAAGTACTATATTGTACTTCTAAGTATTGATCCACATAATTCTGAGGCATACTTAATTCTCTAATACCTTGTGTGATTAGTACAACAGGAATGCCATATGGTGCAAGTCTATCAATCCAACCTTGTGTCCAATTAACTAACCCTGCAATAGTAGTGTTAATGCTAGTCTGTGTTATTGCAGAGTTACCGCTATTAAAATATGGCACACTAGCTGTAAACAAATATGGATCTAATGCTATCCAATCACACCTTATTGCATCTGCAAGTATAGTAGCAGTTGGTACAGGAGTGTTGCCAAAATACCCTCCTTCGGCAGCATGATTAATACCTACACCTGGACTAATACCGTGATATCGCCAATAATCACACAATGCCTGTAGATCTTGTCCAGTAGGTTTTCCTGTACCCCACCATATTTCATCTACCACATAAACCTGAGTTGCACTAAAATCTGGATTAGCATTTGTACTATTCGAAATGTCACCAGAAAATTGTGTCTCGATACCCATGTGATATTGGTTGTGCCAATAGCCTCTAGGATACCGATTTCCTGTAAATATTGCATCCTGACCTTGTAAAAAAGGTTTGGGATTGTATTTTATAGGAGCGGCACTTGTAATTGTCAGTTGATAGTTTCCTACCACTGTGGCGCCATTGACATCTGTGGCTCTTATTGAAAACGCATATAAACCTGGAACACTGGTAGTTCCAGAAAGCAATCCCGAAGAACTTAAATTAATACCATTAATCAGATTGCTAGGGACATACGCCATTGTATATGTATATGGGCCTGTGCCACCACTGGCAGTAATCTGTTGACTATATAATACACCAGTTGTACCTGTGGTCAATGTTCCCGTAGGTGATAGTGTAATATTTCCAAATACTGCGTTGGCATTATCTAACAACATTGGATATTCCTGAGTTGTATAATTATGTTGGAACCAAAGTGTAAATCCATTTACTGATGCTGGATAAAATGCATCACCGGGGTAAGTGCCATTGTTATAAACCCAAGTGCCATTTGGCAATGAATACATATCACCTAATGTTTGACCACTGCTAGGTAATTGACTCGTTAAAGACAACGAACCTTTATTGGTAATAGGACTAAATCCGTCCCAATCACCTAAAGGTGGGCCTTCTAATACACGGATTACACTAGTATTGGTAGAATTATAAGTGGTAAAACTAACAATGCATGGTGCCACAGTATGGAGAGGTACCAATGTATCGTTATCATTTTGGACAAAAATAAATTTGCAGGCACTGGCATTTACTGCACTAAACCATGGTCCTGGAGTAGGAGCCTCACCTTCACCTAATTGTGTTCCATATTGCCAAAGCGGACTGGCCAGTTTTTGATCTGCTTCAAGACCAGTATGAATATAATCATCGACAATTATTGATCTTATATACGGATCAATATAATTTGTTGATGTAGTAAAATAATCTATGTTAAGTGGTCCTGCTATACTAATAGCCCCCTTGGGCCATTTTCCTGAATTTGTCCCGTAGGTACAAACACCCATGATAGTTAGATGTCCTCCAGCACTAGAACCACCTACAAATAATCCACCATTAGCGGCAATATAACTTTGTACACTTGGCCAACTTCCCCCTGCAGACGCAGCCACAGCAGAATCTAAACAATGACTTAATACAGTAACAACATCTGCAACATCTCCCGGAGAGTTTCCTGTAATGTAGGTTCCTCCGCCATTGCCTACTCCTCGATCACGATATTGCATATCTATCACAGCATATCCTGCTGTAACAAATGGTATCATATTAGGATCAGTTGATGTTGATGATGGTCCTACTGATCCATTAACTGCAGACCATGCACCACCGTGTATATGTAAAATAGTTCCTTTTGGAGTTCCTGTAGGAACATACAAATTTACAAATTGTAATGGATCACTACCATAAGAAACATTTAGTGTTGTAGAATATGTAGACATTTAAGTTTCTAACTGCAATAATGTCAGTGTAACTGTTAAAGTTGTTGCTGTGTTGCTCAAATTAGTTGCAGCCGCGTATATGTTTATTGTAGGGGTTGCATCGTCATTGAATCCGATCAATGCCGGAGTAATTGGTTGAGTATATGGAACTAGAGTAGAGCTTGTGGTAACAACATCTAAAATAACGCCTGTACCTGGCAAGGGATCTATACTCTGCACTCTTGATGCATCTGCTGTTAATGCGGCATTGGATGTATACAATCTAACCCAGGCAGCGGCATTGGTTGCTAATTTTAATAAGGCGTAACTTTTATATCCTTGAATAGTAAATGTGGTACTTGAATTAGCCTCAACGGTAACATTAGTTGTGGTATTTGTCCTAGCAATAACTGTCCCGTTGATTCCATTAGTGCCACCGATACCTTGAACACCTTGAATATTACCGGCTGTACCTTGTAATCCTTGTATTGCTTTGCCTTGCAGTCCTTGAATTCCCTGTAGTCCTTGAACACCTTGAATATTACCGGCTGTACCTTGTAATCCTTGTATTGCTTTGCCTTGCAGTCCTTGAATTCCCTGCACACCCTGCAGTCCTTGGAGTCCTTGTGAATTTCCAGCCATACCTTGAGTACCCTGTAGTACACGACCTTGAACGCCTTGGAGTCCTTGTGCACCTTGTATGGTACCAGCTTTACCTTGTGTACCTTGTAGTGCAATACCTTGCAGGCCTTGGAGTCCTTGGACCCCTTGCAATCCCTGAGTACCTTGTATTGCTATACCTTGTACCCCTTGCAATCCTTGTACTCCCTGAGTACCTTGCAATCCCTGTGTACCTTGCAATCCCTGTGTACCTTGCGGACCTAATATGCCATTATATGCTTCTGCAAATACTGTAGTTAATGATACTTGTTTCGTAATAGGTGGATCAACCTGCTGATCTTCAGCTAACACTATAACCAAATCAGTATTGGTTATGTTTATTAAAGGTGGTAAATTGCTTATAGTAGTCATTTTTAGGCTCTTGTTATCGGAATCTGTACACCGTCATCTCCAAATATTAAATTATCCTGAGGTATCACTGTTGTTAAAGAGTTACGTGGGAACAATAGATATTTATCGGTGGTATTATCTAAGCTGTTTTGTATTATCAATCTATCAATTTCAAAATCATATAATTTAAAATCAAATCCTGATAATCTAATTTGATCAATGATACTGCTACTTTTTCCGGGCTGGACATAGCATAACGGAACAACTTTAATATAATTCGTAGGCAAATAAGTTCCTGTTTGTGCAGTCTGCATAAATTTAGGCAAGTGATATTGGTCAACAGATATATATGTATAATTTGGCAGTACAATGGATTCTAATCTATGTCTCATGTTTGCTATACTTGCAGGATAGTAAATGTTGTTTTTATCATAGATAACTAATTTAACTCCATTAATATTATCTATAATATCTGCATAGATAACATCATACAAGTAATTTCCTGCTTGATCTTTAGCTCGAGCTACTTTAATATTTTCAAATGTTAATCTACGACGATTAAAATTTTCCCATAATGCAGGTACATAGTCATTGAGGTTGATCGATTGAATACCAAATTCTAAAAACATTTTTATATCTTTTTGTACACCAAAATTTGGATCATCACCTCTATATAACAAGTTGGGAGGAAATATTTTAGTATTGCTGATAAATTCCAAATAAGATTTACGTTTAGGTATGCTTAGGAAAGGTCTTACATATATACCAGTATACGGAATTGATGGAAGTATATTGATTGTTAAACTTTGTGTAGAGAATGGATATATGTATATAGGTCCTGTTAGACTAGTATCAAATGGAGGAATAACAACAACACCTGCACCTATTGCTTTGGGATCATTATCGCTATATACTGTACTAGCAGCCCCACCATCATTGTTATAAAAACTAAATGCTGATATCGAGCTTCCTCCATTAAGGAAATTTTCATTACTACCATATAAACTAATACTAGACCCGCCATCAGTAGCTGGATCATTAACACTATATTTACTGCCAGAATATCCCCCGTCTACATCATACTTTGGTTGAATATACCCCAATGATGCAGATCCACCAGATACTATAACAACAGCATAATAGGATGATGCATAGCCTCCATCTAATTTTAATCCTAGATTGGATAATCTATTTCCGCCATCTATAAGTAAATTACCTACATTTGATGCTGAACCGTTGTCTATTGATAATCCATAAGGATCTGAAGTTTCGCCATCTAATGGAATAATATTATTATTTCTTCCTGGAATACCGTTGAAAGAGTATGAATATCCGCCATACGCATCATAATCATATTCTATGTCTGCTATCCCACCATCTAATAATTCCACAGAGTAATAAGGATTCCATGTTACTACAGTGGCTGTAAATGTTCCTGTAGTATTTCCTTGTCCTATAATATTACCTGTGTTAGTTAATCTCAATCCACCTATATAAGGTGTGAATGAAAATTTTCCATTTACTATTGTTCCTGTAGTAACTTGATTAAGTGTAACAGTACTAGTACCTATACTAACCACAAAAGAATTATCAGCTAATACTGAAGTAGTTGTAGATAATTGTACTATGGACATTCCTGTAGTAATTCCTACTACACTACTCATATTTGTAAGAGTATATTGATTTACAGTTGCATTACCTGTATCAATAATTTCAACTAAACTATATTGTAAGGCAGATTGAGCTTCTGTATGTGTGGCTACAATAGAAAGATCACTGATCATTCCTTGAGGAATTGACAATGTGTTACTACTTACCCAAGTTATAATATCTGGGTTATTGTTTAGTATTCCTAGAGTAAATGTATTAAGTGTAGTTACGGATACAGATGATGTTGTATAAGTTTTTGTAGCAGAAATATTTATAGAATATTTTTTAAGATATTCTGTTTGTGTAGGAACATATCCAAAAATGTATCCAGTTGTAGTATCTAAATCTAAATCAGATGGCAACCATGTACTAGATGATACAGATGAACCAAATGAAATTGTAGTAATATCAGTACCTGTATTGCTATCTCCTAGATCTAATAAACTAGTGCCATAAGTTGCTGAAGTACAAGATGCTATACCGCCATCTAATAATTCTGTTAATGCATATATAACAGGACCTAACTGCGGTGTTGGATCATAAGCAGTGATTGGAATATAATAATTATCGTTTGACCGAAGTATTCCTAGATCACTGCCAGATGGAGATTCCGGCAGTTGCAAGTCTAGTTGTGACATACTTTTTTTATTTTTATAAATCTCTTAAAAATACTACACTAAGAGTTGAATTACTTGTATTTGTAACATTTATTTGAGCAGTATGACTACTACTATCAGAAAATGCTAGTTGAGCGGCAGCTTGTATGGTATCTGTATGACTTGTTATTTTTACTACAGTAGAACACATTGCAGTAGTATCTCCAAATGTTCCAGGTATTAAATTAAAATCAACTATTTGATTAAATAAACTATCACCAGATAATCCTGCACCATTTACACTAATACCTAAACCTATGGCAGAAGTTTGGCCTGCTGGTGTTGCAGGACCGGTAGCTATAGTTACAGTAGCATTAACCTGATAGTATCCTGTGCGATATGGAGTAAAATTACCAGCATTGTCAAAGGTAGATTGATCAACAGTTTTGAATTTTGTTGTATCATATTTAACAATATTCACAATATGACCAACTCCGGTTGCGGTAGTCAATGATGTTATATTTTGTGCCTGTGTTTGATAAGCAAAAAACGCTGGTCCTAATGTAACACCACCGATGGTAGAACCACTAGCAGGAGTTAATGTAAGTATACCAGAACCGCCTACTAATACACCATCACCTTGTATTACACCGCCCAGCTGTGCTTGAGTTGCAATTGGTATAGGAGCATCTGGTCCGCTATGATAAGGCAACTGAGTCCATCTTGAAGCCCCATCGCCAATCTTCATATCACCAGTATCGAGCTCATATCCGGGTTCGCCCTGATCTAAAATAGGGTTGGTAGACCTCCAGTTTTCTCTGGTGTCGCGTCTTAGTTGTATTCTAGTAACCATTTAAATATCTCCATGAAATAATCGTTTAACCTACGATGTGTATAGAGATATTTACCTAAAATGTCAATCAGTGCAAGGTTCTGTCTTCTAAATCATGTATATTATCTATACCAAATATACTTAAGATTGCCATAACTTCTTCTGGAGGATCCTCCATTAAGTGTTCGGGGATCATAAATGTTTTTAATTCTCCATCGGGTCCAAGGATAAAACCATAATCATCCTTGCCAAAATCTTCAGTTTCTTCAAATTCTTCAACTTCTACAGTTGCTA